CTAAAGTTAGGTATTCCTACCATCTTTCTTCCTGCTGTTAGTTTTTGTCTTGATGTATTAGTAAAGAGTGAAGCAGATATAGTTTTTGATCCTACAATAGCTCTGCCGTATACTAGAGGTATAGGCTGTCCTTGTTTGACTGTATTGACTGGTCCACCGAATAAGTAGTTTTCTGCTTTTTCTGATGAGTTTCCGTCTGGCACATCTGGTGCTAGCATCATTGCTGCTCCACCAAGTAGTAGTCCTGTTCCTAAGTATGACATAGCGGCCATACCCGTTGCTCCGATTGCTCCGGCAACTCCTGACGCAGCTACGGCTGCTACTGGTGCAACTGCTGCTACTGCTGCTGTTGTTGCTGTTGCGGCTACTGCCGCACTTCCTGCTGTTGCCGCTGATCCTACTGTTCCCATAAACCCAGGCACCAATCCTGCTCCCATACCACCTGTCATGGCAATCAAAGCGACTCCCATTACCATCATAAGTGCAGAACTTTTTGATCCACCAATCACAGGAACAAAGGTGTACTTACCCTTTCCTGGCATATTTAGTAGTAGTTCTTCAGGTACTTCTGCGTGGGCATCTCCAACGATAATTTCATATCCTTGTACTCCTTCTCCTTGAGCTATAAACTGTCGCATACCTGGGCGTTGTGCCATAATAGCAGATAACGCTTCTGCGGGCGAGTTGACGTCAAGGTTCCATTCGTACCCAAACTTCTCTCCTAAAATTCCTTCTAATATTACTTGTTTCATGTCATACTCTTATGTCTTACGGTCATTCTGGTTATCTGTTTCCATATGCCGTTATAGTTGTCTCTGCACGATAATCTGTTAGGTGCATGATGAAGCATTTTACCACGTCCTACATATATTCCTGCGTGGTTGGTAATCTCACTATTCAGAGCCATTAAAATGAGGTCATTTGTCTGTAGAGTACCATCTGTTACTTTTATAAATCCTTCTTTTTCAAAGTTCTCCAAATAGAGGTTTTTTCCCTTTTCCCAAAATTCCCACTCGTACGAGTATGGGAATATATTTATATCGTAGTCTTCATAATAGTCTTTTACGATTGTAAAGCAATCATAGACGCCATAGACGAATGGTCTTCCCAGCAATCCATAAGTGCTTTCTTTTGGTTCCAATTTTATCCATTTGTCATTTACTCCAAATATATACCAAGGAATACCTAATCTGTCGCACGCAGCTCGGTCTAACTGACTCGGCTCTGGTGTTGTTCCAGGGTGGCTGTGTATGACACCTACTACATCTCCTTTATCCGCTACTGCTTTATAATCTAAGGGATCGATAATAAAATCGTTCTTTGGATTCTCTGCTTTATTCTCGCAAGGATTCCACTTAATTCTACCTCGTTCAAGACTTAGTAGTCCACAGGCTTCTATATGTTCGTTCTCGTAAACGTATTGTTTAATATCTTCTAGTACTGGTTCTATCATTAGTAAAGTGCTGCCCCTGGGAAGCCTCCAAATGGTAGAGATACATTACGTGTACCTCTATTGTTAATTTGTGCTGTTGCTGTTGCATTTCCTGCTACTGCTACTCCTGGTGCGCTTGTATACCCTGTTCCATGCGCCGTAATATTTATAGCAGTTACTTTACCACCACCAATAACGGCTGTTGCTGCTGCTCCTGAGCCTCCACCACCACTAAAGGTAACGGCCGGTACTGCAGAGTACCCACTTCCTCCACCTACAGCACCCGCTGTTTTATCTACTATAACTGAGGTAACACCTGTTCCTGCTGGATTGTGTCCGTAACGGATTGCACATGAGTTTAATCTTTTTCCGCACACATCTCCAAATTCCCAAAAAGAAATATTAGTTGGTTTTATAATATCATCAACACTATCTGAAATTGCAATACTATGAGCCGTTATACATTTATATAAAGTAACTCTAGTAAGTTGTAGAAACCCCGAAGATGAAGTTATTGTTGCGCTTGGGTTTTGTACAGTAACAGTAGTACTAGTCTTACCACTTACGTATAAGGGTACTGATTTAAAGTTTGCGTCTGCATCAGTAAAACCTTTTGCTATTACAAAATCTCCTATTTCTATGCCATGCCCGGTATCTACACCTGTATAGGTAACATTGGCCCCTGTGCCTACTGCTGTTGCTGCTACCAGGCCTCCAATAGGTCTATAGAACTCTACGTAGTCTCCTAGAGCATAACTTGTTGCGGCGTAGAGATTAGAAGTTCTATTACTAGCAACATCTTGTCTGCCCCAAGTAGGGTGAGTAGTAATTCTTACATCATCTTTATCAAAGTATAAAATCTGTTCAGTTCCATCTATTGTAAACCTATTATCACTAGGCCAGTCACAACCACCTTGGTCACTATCTTTATATTTCCAAGGACAGCGTGCTGCAATAATGCTTCTTCTAGGTAACTTAATTCCTTGTACGTCAAATGCAGAAGTAAGTTCAAATTCTACTAGTATAGGTGTTTCAGATGATTTTCTTTCTATATAGTATACATCTCGGTTAAACTCTACAGGAGCAGCGTCTAGAACTACATACTTTGCTAGAGTTCTTCTTCGTGTTACTTTTGCACCTACCAAATCATCATAGTCACTCAAATGAGCGTTCCAGTATTGATTTATATTTGCAAACCTAATTGTAGGTCTAGCCAATGAGCCTGTGCCACTTCCTCGAACTTCCCAACCTTCTGACTCTACCGGAAACGCACTATAAGTTTGTTCTCCGTAGTGACTTAGTGTACTTGAACCAAAGTTACTATCCTCCTTTAGACTTAGCCATTGAACATCTGCTGTTCCGTTTGCTCCGTCATGGAAGTATAATTTATCGACACCCCCGCCCCCAATATCACTACCAGGTATCTCGACTTCAAACACAGTTATAAAACCACTTAATTGGCTCTGTGTTTGTACGTCACTTACGATGACATTATTACTTCCTACGTTGGGCTGGCTCATGCTTCAAATACTTCTCTTGCTGTGCAGGATAAACTATAGTAGTCATCATATGCTAATGTTTTTGAGTACCCTTCTAGTATTACAACGACAGCATCTTCGTTACCACTAGAGTTAGTATCTGGTACTGTAAGTTTTGCTGTGTCTACTTCTGCGAGTCCATTCATGAAAGTATATAAGTCATCAATATCTGCTTTTGTTCTATTAGCGAAGGATAGCGTCCACGTACGAGGAGTATTGTTTATACCATCTTTCATTCTCATCTCGTAGCCATCGCCAAACTGTGCTTTTAATATACGAGGTTTTGCACTCTGTTGCAGTCCTCTATCGTACACGACAGGGGCACTAAAGCCAGTTATATTACTTCCGTTTTTTTGTGTTAATCCTAATGCCATTATCCTCTACCTTTAGTACCTTGTTGATTCAATAATCCACCAGGTCTCATTTCTTGTTGTAAGTGTTGCTGTACTAAGCCACCAATAGATCTTCCGAGTCCTTGCATAGCTCCGTCGCCTTGTGTTTGTGTTTGTCCTTGTCCGCCAGACATATTAACAGTAACATTTACTGTATTTTGTCCACCGCCGCCGTTTAAGTGTACAGGAATAGATTTGTCGTTTCCTAAAGGAATTACTGCTTCATTACCGTGTAGGGTTGCTTGATAGCCTGACTGAGGTCCGCTAGCTACTCCACCATACGCAAATGATTTACCACTAGGAGACATAATTCCTCCATATCTACCTGCGGGTAGTCCTGGAAGTCCCATTGCTCTTAACGCAGTCATAGCGGCGGCTGTCATGTAGGCTGCTGCTAAATCTGAAAGTACTTGTTTCATTACGCCTTTCATAGCGTCTCCGAATGATTGAGTACCATCTAGCAATGATTGAAATAAACTATCAAATCCTTGCTTCATAATGTCACTAGTCTTATTTGCTAGTTCTAATTCGATACCCATTTTTGCTTGTGCATCTGCTTGTTCTAGTATTACTTGTTTCTTTTCTTTGTGTATTTCTAGATCTAGATCCGCCAGAGTAAGGTTTTCTTTAGCTAATATCTTATTGAGTTCTCTTGCTTGTGGAGTAATATTACTCATACCAAAACCTGGTAGCATACCTGGAGCTCCTCCAGTCATATTTTGAACTTTTATTCGTGAACTATCAATGCCTCTATCTCTTTCTTTGCTTCTGTTTAGGCCATTTTGTTTATTGATTTCATCAGTAATCATCTGCTCAGTAATTAGTTCTTGTGCTATAAGTGCATTGATTGCAATTTTTCTCTTTCTTGCATCTTCTTCGTCGTAGCCTTGTTGTTTTATAAGATCTGCTAATTGATCTTCTAAGTTTACTCGTTTTGCAACATCATCGTCTGCTTTAGTTCGCATACGGTTAGCTTTTTCTTCTTGTAATAGTCTTACTTCTGCATGAGTACCTGCTAGACGTATTGCGGCTGCATTTTTCTTTTCTAGCAATGCGCGTGCTTGGGCGTTTGCTTTATGCTTTTCGCCAAGTTCTAATGTTTCTTGAGTAAACCCATTTATTAGTTTTTTGAGAGCAACTTCTATTTTAAGCTGCTTCTTTTGTTTTGTTGATAGCTCGAGGTTTTTTGCTGCTAAGTCTACTGTTAACTGTAATCCTTTGAGCTCTTCTGCGGTAGCAGTGTCTTGGCCCTTTGCAACTCTTAAGGCCTCTATAGCCATATCTGATTTGAGCTTCTTATCTGTTTCTGCTGTAAGTGCTGCTGTATTTTTGAGATCTAATTTAGCGTTTTTATCAGCAACAGTAGTTCCTGTGCCTACACCTACTGCATTTATTTTATTTTGTATTTGTTCTTTTTGTAAAGCAACTGACCTCTTTTGAAGAGATGTTAAGTTAGTGAGAATTAGCTCTTCGTCTGCCAATGCATCTCTTGCTTCTTTAATTTCTGCTGTGCTATCAGTTTGTACTTTTAAAGCATTCTCTAAGTTCAATTTTGCTTCATCTCTAGCTGCAGTAATTGATGTCTCTTTTTTAAGCAGACGGTCTGCCGCATGTATGGTCATACCATACGTTTTTAGGAACGCTATCTGCTCCTTCTGTGACTTTATTATACCGATGTCCTTAAGACTCGCTTCCATTGCTCTAAAGTCTTTTGCAGGTCCTAGGGCGTCTACGGCAGCTGTCTTCTCTGCTACATTATCCGAAGCTCGCTGTTGTACTAGTGGAGCTTTAGAAAGCATATCTTTTCTTCCTGCTACCTGCTTCGTCATATTTTCCATAACAGAAGAACCAAATAGTTTTGCACCTGCCCCTGCCATATTTCTTAAAGAGTTAACTACTGCTTTATTATTTTCTGCAAAAGTTTTTGAAGACATAGATGCGTTACCAAATTCAGTAGTTAACTTAGTGACTTCATCTACTTGTTTTTGGCCAATTACGCCTCCTGCCTCCATTGTCTTAATTAACTCTAGTAAAACTTTTGGTTCTTGAGTAAGTTCTGAAAGTTCTTTTAATGATCCAGTAATCTTTGAGATTGCCTCTGCTTTGCCTTTACTGTCTGTAATAGCAAGAGCTTTACCGTACTGGCCCATAGTTTTTCCTAAGTCTACACTTTGAAAAGCCGAGCCCATTTGCTCAATAGTGCCTTTAAAACCTAAAAGCCCCATTTTAGCAATATCATTCATCTTTTTGATTTCGACTGTTAATCCACCGTATCTTTCAGTTATATCTT